AGAAAACCAATGATTTTGTGCGGACATTGCTTGGTACTGCTTCTACTGGTAAATATACCAAACTGTTGGGAAACCCTGCGAAAAATATTTATTGTTTTGTTAATTATAAAAGTAATAGTGTTGTAACCGCTAGAGAAAAGAATTTTGCAAAGATGGTGGCAATGGGCGCAAAACCTGTAAATGCCTACCTTAATTGCTTTAGAACCAAAGATTATGACTATGCACGTGACAGGTCAATGGCATTATTAAGAGAAAAGAGAGTAAGAACTATGGTAGATAAAGAAATAGAATTATTATTAGATGATCTGGGTATTAGTAAGACATATCTGTTAGAAGAGATGAAAAGTGTGGTAGATAGCAGAAAAGCACGTCATGGAGATAAATTAAGAGCATTAGAGACATTAATGAAGATATCAGGCTTATTGAATACAGATAAACAATCAGAATCCATTGCATTGATACAAGAGTTCACTGGTTTCTCAAAAGAAAAGCTAAAAGCCTTTGAACAGGGTTTATTACCAGAGGCGAGTGAATAATGTATTATAATCCAGATACGACCAATTATGCCTACCCTTTCCACATATCATACCCAAAAACATTAAAAGTGAATTTTTACTATGAAAGCCCACAACGAAATAAATAAACTGATAGCTAGCGCAAACTTACAATCGTACCAAGAAGGTGGAGAGGTAAAAGAAACACCGCCATTACGAGGAACAAAAAAACGCTTCAGGGAAAAGGCCGCCAATTTTTTAAGTATGTTAACAGAAAAACACCCTCTTTTAGACAAACTGTATTATTCACCAGAAGAATCGTATGGTGATGCTATTGGGAGTAATTTAGTCAGTTTTGGTCTAAGGCCCGGTTCGCCGCATTTAGATTCAGAGAAAAGGGGTAAGCTATCACAAGTCAGTGCAGAAGGATTAAAAGAGCTTTGGAGGCAGTCTGGCTCTCCATTCGTAAGGACGCATGGAGAAAGACACGCCGCATACATACCAGCTGGAGCTGAATGGCATTATGCAAAGAAAACCCCGAGAACGTTGATGGATAAATTATTTAACTTAGATACCGTATATATCCCAGAGGAACCTTGGGGTGGAGGTAGTTCAGATATGGCTGTATCTGAATTTGCTCATGGCTTACGATTTACTGACCCTCAGAAATACTCTAAATACAAATCTAGAAAAGGTTTACTATTAGGAAAGGGAGAAGAGCACGCAGAAGATGAATTATATCACACACCGGGGACAGACGAATATCAAACTCACAGTGTTGTTGAGCCGCAAATAAGAGATTGGTTAATAAAAAATTATGGGTTTAATTGGGATGACTACAACCCTTGAAGACATAAACGACAATAGCGACATAACAAACTTCAATATTAACCCCGCACCCAGCTTAATGGCAGAGCGGGATGAGATATTGGCAAAAGCATATACTGACCTTGTATTCTTTGGTCGTGCATTTTTACCCCGCGATTTCTTAAATAAGTCCGCTTCCCCCGGTTTTCACTTTGATGTTTCTAAAAAATTGATTAGTACCGCCCCCGGTGGTAGAACATGCATTGTAATGCCCAGAGGTTTTGGTAAGTCTATACTGTCTAAAGCGGCGATTATGCATAAACTATGCTTCTCTGGAGAAAAACAGCAACATTTTGTTGCGTGGGTGTCCGAAGAACAGAGTCAGTCTATTGATCACTTAAAGTATTTACGAAACCATTTTGAAGTAAATAAGAAAATAAAGTACTACTTTGGCAATATGGACGGTGGAAGAGCTGGAAAGAGGTGGACAGAGAAAGATATTGTAACTCCAAAGGGAGATCGTGTTATTGCAAAAGGTACATCGCAGAGGTTGAGAGGTAGGGCAGAAGTAGATGTGCGCTATACTGGTATTGTTTTGGATGACTTTGAATCAGAATTAAACACGAAAACCCCAGAACGTAGGTCGGAAATCAAGAAATGGGTAGTGTCTACGGTATATCCTGCTTTAGAAGAAACCCCCGGAAATGAAGGTTGGATATGGTTGGCGGGTACTATTGTTCATTATGACAGCTTCTTACAGATGGTTTGCGATGGTTATAAGAATGCAATGAAAGACAATCGCAGATACCCTTGGGATGTGGTCTTTCATCGAGCAGTAGAGGATGGGAAATCTATCTGGCCAGAACAATTCTCCCTTGAAAAGCTAGATAGAAAGAAACGCGAGTTCATCGAGGCGGGTCTGGTAAATAAGTTTGCACAGGAGTATATGAACGATGCGAGGGATATATCTAACGCTTCCTTTAAAATTGATAGAATTCAGTACTACAATGGTGTATTTAAGAATGAAGGCGGGTTTAACTACATTATTGAAGGGGAAGACGCAATTCCTATTAATGTATATCTTGGAGTTGACTTAGCCGCTACTGCAACAGCAACCTCAGATTTTCAGGTTATACTGGTTATGGGTATTGATGCGAACAATAATAGGTATGTCATTGACTACTTCAGAGAAAGAATACCCACATTTGACGTTCCGCAAAAAATTATAGACATGGCGAAGAAGTATTCTCCAGTAAGAAGAGTAACTATTGAGACTGTTGCCGCCCAAGAAATGGTGCGAGATATGGTGACACGAATGAGCGCCAACGAAAAAAGGCTACTACCCGGCATCTTCAAAGGAGTAAAGCCGCCAGCAAGAATTAAGAAGGAAGATAGACTGGAAACAACACTCGGGCCTATCGTTAATTCAAAGAAGTTGTACCTGCAAAGACACATGACGGAATTGGTTGATGAACTCTTTGAACACCCTAAACCACGTAATGATGACATTATGGATGCTTTATACTATGCAGACTATTATGCTAGGGCACCAAAGTCTCAGAAGATGTCAAAAGATGAGATTGAAACGAAAGAAGATAAAAAACGTGATTTTACACTTAAAAAAACTTATAATTGGATAACTGGATCACGTAATTTCTAATAATATAAGATTTTTTTAGCTTTTTCCTTAAATTCTATTGTAAATAGAAATTTCCCTGTATAACTTACCCTCAGTATTTTATTTATAAAATACACCACATACATGAAGGGCATGCCACACTACCGACAGTATCCGATGGGTGACGTTGTTAACGCCAACCTAGAACCGGGTGAGTACGTCGTCAGACGTAATGCGGTAAATGCATTAGGCACAGAAAATATGGAGATGCTAAATCACGCCGATGGAGCTCATGGTGCATTAAATAAGTTAATGGTATCAGCCTCTCTTGTACACTTGCAACCGCAAGATAACTCTTCAGTAAAGATAGAAGCAAATGGATTCCCCATTGCTGATTCCCCAGTACGACAAAGAGTAGACGCTACCCGCAATATGCAAGAGGGTGGGGAAGCTAAAACAATTAGAGGTGCTAGTCCTGTAGAATATAATTATGATGACCCCGAAATGTTAAGAGCTATACTTTCCGTTCCAGCAAGTGAAGTTGGTGGTGGGGAAGGTTTAAGATATTATTTAGGTGAGAAAAAACATGGTCAATTACCAAGTTTAGACAGAAAAGTTGTAGGAGCTAGAGCTATGCGAAAAATGGCGTATTCACCAGCAGACTCCATACCGCAAGCTATGGTAGAAGGATATTTTGATAAACCATCAAAAGCAAGTAGTTTTTTAAAAAGGTTAGGCATCAATAAGCAAGAAGGTGGAGTAATAAAAAAAGATTCAGAATGTGTTGGTGGTGAATGTGCAATTCCTTCAGCTGTCAATCAAGAAGGATACTATTCAATGCCTTGGAAAGGCAAGAACGTAATGATTGATACCATGTCAAGAATGGAAGAAGATGGTATGGCGCAATATTTGGCAGAGGGTGAAGGTGGTGATTACTTTATGATGAATGAAAGTGATATACCAGCAGATTCATTAAAAGCTTGGTCTGGTAATGGGTATCAAGAAGGTGGGCCTATCCCATATTCAGAAGGTAGTGATTGGGGTGAGATGAATAAAAAATGGGCAAGACAAAAGTTTTTAAGTGATTTAGACCCATCAACTATGGGTCTTATGGAAAACATAAGAAGTAAAGATAGAATCGACCCTGCTACCGCTGAATTATTCGCAAGATTAAAAGGTGAAAGCGTGGAACCTTCATTAAACGGAATATCACCACAAGAAATAAAATCAGCTGGTGGATATCAAGAAGGTGGAGAAGTAAGAGAAACTTTATTAAGTAAACTTAGTGGTGGAAAATATCAAACATCACAAGATCTACCATCTATAAGAGAACAAGCTATTCCAGCATTAGAATTTATGACTGGAGCTGAACATGTTCCTGAAGGCGAAGAAGCTAGCCTTTTAAACTTAGCTTTGGCTGTTCCTTTTCTTGGAAAATTTGGTAAGGGAGCTAAGCCTGCTTTAAGTAAATATTACGCCAGTTTATTTGGTCATGGCTCAGCTTCTAAAGAAAAAGCTAAAAATTATATTAGAAAAATGTTTAAAGAGTTACCATCTATGGAGTATGATAAAGCAAGCAATAGAATAAAAAGAAGCGCTATAACAAAATTAAGAGACGAAAGCCCTTCTGTAAGAGAGATGGGTAAAGCACTATATGCTGAAAAATCAGGCAAGCCTTGGCGTATGAAACTTCACGAAGATAAAGATACTATGGAAAAAGGAGTAAAAGGTTTTATAAAAGAAGCTGAAGATGCTCATAAATATTATTATGGTAAACAACATGGTGGTATGGTGCATGGCTATCAAGAGGGTGGAGAAGCAGGGAAATATGAAAAAGCATTACAAAAAGCAGAAATGATGGGCGAAGCTGGTTATGCACTACCGGAAAGTTTATCAGCACCAGCGGAGGAAATGAGCAATATGCGATCCCCAGAAGATTTATACGGCACGTATATGAGAGGGGGGCCAGAGATGGCAAAACATAGAATGTCTGGTATGGAGAGTAGAGCATTAGATTCTTTACTACTACAAAAAATGAACAATATGGGTAAATCTGCTGTTCCTCATTATCAGGGTGGTGGACAAGTATCTTCTGGGAATATGCCAGCGCCAACGCAAGAGCATGTGCAAACTACTTTAAATAGCCTACCAAGATCGTGGCCATCAGGACAGCCAGCGGAGATGATCCCTTCAGACGTTTATAATGATTTGCCAACCGAAAAAAATTTAGAAGTGCTCATGCCATATCTTGAGAGTTTCGGCAGAATAAAAACACCGCTTCACCAGCGAAACATGCGAACACTTCATAGGCATGGGTTAAACCCTGATAGTTTTACACCTCAAATGAGGGGTTTAATTGGCAGGGCAGTAATACAACAATTAGGTGCTGAAGGAAGCTAATGCCTTTAGAATCAGACCCTAAAGCAGATTATAATCAAGAATTATACCGCCAATGGCGGGACTCAAGAGCAGACTGGGATACAGAAGCTCGTTATGATATTGACTTCTTTCTTGGTAATCATTTTACCAGTGATGAGTCAGATGAACTACAGGCTCGCAATCAGGCAGATGTGCCGATGGATAGAATCGGGCCAGCAATTGAAAAATTTAAAGCGGTACTAACTTCAAGACCGCCAGCTTTTACAGTAACTCCACGTGAGGACTCTGATGTAAAGATAGCAACATTGTGGCGTACTGTAATGAGTTATATTTGGGAAAACTCACAAGGTGATTGGCAATTAAAAGAAGCGATACATGATTATGCAATCACTGGAATGGGTTATCTGTATGCGTATATAGACCCTGAGTCAGACTTCGGTAGGGGTGACGTCAAGTTCACTTATGTTAACCCTTTTCGGGTATACGTCTCTCCTTCCACCAGAAACAGGTGGTATGATGACGCTGAAGGCGTCATCCTCTCTACCATACTAACTGGTGAACANGTCGTCAACCTCTACCCTGAATTNGGGCCGCAGATAGATGAAGANTCTGGAGAAGAAGTAGCTGGTATTATTTCACAGTTAAATGCTTATAATGAAGAAGATTACCCTAGTGCTCAAAATAAAAATTCAAAATCTGTATTTACACCAGCTGAGGTAAAAGATAGTGATCTATACCATCGTGAAAAGTTTCAGGTACTGGAAAGATACTATAAGATTAAGGTGGAATATTATCGTGTTATTGATATGCAGTCAGGTGAAGAAGTTATTTTTGATGAAGAAGAGTATATGCAATTTATCGAAGATAACCGTGAACGCGTAGAGAGCAGTCAATATGAAGTAATCCCAGTACAGCAATCAAGAATTAAAGTGTGTGCTACTATGGGACAGATTGTATTATATGAAGCAATTCTACATACAGACTGTTATCCCATAGTGCCCTTGCCTAACATTTGGACAGAAACTCCATATCCTAAATCAGACGTATCAAGAGCTCGTCCAATGCAAAGANTATTAAACAAACTATGGTCATTGGCTTTATCTCACGCTCAGGCTTCTGCTGGTTTAAAACTATTAGTACCATTAGGTAGTGTGGATGATATTAATCAGTTAGAACAGGATTGGGCAAACCCAAATGCGGTAATTGAAGTGGATAGCTCTCAAGGAGAACCTCATTATCCAGCACCACAAGCATTAGCATCAGAGTTTTACAAACTAATCCAACAATGTGAACATTATATTGATTTTACATTTGGATTACCAGAGATGATGCATGGTTTTACAGAGAAAGCTCCCGAAACAGTGCGTGGTACAGAACGTATGATTGCATTGGGAACGGAAAGACCTAAGTCAAAACTGAGAGATATTGAGTTTAGTATCAATAGGTTAGGGAAGGTATTATACAATTTTTGTAAAGGACATTATACATATAAAAAGATTTTTAGGTTAGTTCAGGCTAACAATGATGTAACAGAAGCAATGGCGAATTTCTATGATAGTACCGAAAATGCTATTCTAGACATGAAAAAAGATAAGCATAATCTTTCACAGCATGATGTTCGCATAGAGCCGGGTTCTAGTTTACCAACTAGTAAGTGGGCAGAGCTTTCTGTATACATGGAAGCATTTCAAATGGGTATAGTAGATAAGTATGAAGTACTAAAGAAAAACCCAGAAATATTTGATAAAGAAGGTATCCTCCGTAGAACTGAAGAACGTCAGCAGTTAATGCAACAGGTTCAGGCTATGGAAGAACAGATAAAGAATTTGGAGGGTGACCTCCAGACAGCCCAGAGGGAGTCTGTGCATGATAGAAAACGCGTCGAGGTTGAAAAATTCAAATCTCGATTGTCGGAAATTGCATCAGACGCCAAATCTGATAGAAGGGTTCAATTAAATAAACTACAAAACGAGGTGAAGCTCGAAGCGGAGAAATTNGNTGGTTCCATGAAGGAACCCGGTTCTGCTCCTAATGCTTAGAGACATCTAGAAAAGGAGTCGTAATGGACACTACACAGACAGAGGCCACTACCGAATTTGTCAGTGGTGAAGAAGGACAAACTGAAATAATAGATCAGGTTGTCAATGAAGCAGATAACGAAGCAATGCAGGCTGAAGAAGCCGTTGAGCAAGTAATGGATTGGGAAAGTGAGGCTAAAAAGTTTCAATCAATGTATGATCGCGCGTATGCCGATAATGGTAAATTGAAGCAATTAGAGCCCTTGGGACAATTACTAGAATCTCGCCCAGACTTGGTTGATTTATTACAAAGCAATATCAACGGACAGCCAGCAAAGAAAACGGAATCTAAACCAGCACTGCCAGAAGAGGACTTTAACCCTTGGGAAGCCTACTACAAGCCGGGTTCACAATCATATGAATTTCGTAAGCAACAGGAAACTGAGCTAACGAATCAAGTTGTGGGTCAGGCATTACAAAGGCAGGAGCAACAAATGTCAGAACAAATGACCTATAACAACACGGTTAACGAATTGCGTGGTACATATAAATTCTCTGATGAGGATGTAAATAACTTTATGCAGTTTGTTACTCAACCGAAGGAACAAGTAGGTTTGCCTAATCTTGTAAAACTATATCGTGACGTCAATAAAGTCGGATCGGTTAGTGATACAGCTCAGGCAGTTAGTGCGGCAAGAAATGCTCCAAGAAGCCCCGGCGCTATACAAGGTGCACCACCCCAATCAAAATCAGATGATGATAAGGTTTGGGATAGTGTAATGAGTGTGGGGGATAAAACGGTATTTTAATAATAAAGTAACTCACGGAGAAAAAAATGGCTATTACTAGCGGAACATTAAAGAGTAGCTCGATTACTGCGGCGGCAACTTCGGCTGGTGTGGGGCAAGCCCCAGACCAACGACGATTGTACGACTTCGGGGATCGCGTTGCTGAATTAGCTCCAGAAGAGTCACCGTTCTTTGTATATCTAAATAAAGTAGCGAAAGCACCAACGAATGATCCTGTATTCCGATTTTTGGAAAACAGGTCGCGGATTGATTGGACAAGTAGGACATTCCTATTATCTGCCAATGTTAATGGCGGTTCAGCTGTAAGTGCTGGTAGTTCTTACCAGTTTACGGTTGATACCCCTAACGGAAGCAGTGG